ATGAAATTTAAAAAATGTCTTCTGCCTGTGGCAATGTTAGCGTCATTCACTCTGGCAGGATGCCAGTCAAATGCTGACGATCATGCTGCCGATGTTTATCAAACCGATCAACTGAATACCAAACAAGAAACTAAAACCGTTAATATTATTTCCATTCTTCCCGCAAAAGTTGCCGTAGACAACTCCCAAAATAAACGGAACGCACAAGCCTTCGGCGCGCTTATTGGCGCAGTCGCTGGCGGTGTTATCGGCCACAACGTCGGGTCTGGCAGCAATTCCGGAACGACGGCAGGTGCAGTTGGCGGCGGAGCTGTAGGCGCGGCAGCGGGTTCTATGGTGAATGATAAAACCTTAGTGGAAGGTGTTTCTTTAACCTATAAGGAAGGCACCAAAGTGTATACCTCTACCCAGGTGGGTAAAGAGTGCCAGTTTACGACAGGTTTAGCCGTTGTTATTACCACGACGTATAACGAAACGCGTATTCAGCCAAATACCAAATGTCCTGAAAAGAGCTAATAATCAGGAGGAGTCATGAAGAAAGTTTTTCTTTGCGCCATCTTAGCCTCCTTAAGCTATCCGGCTATCGCCTCATCATTGCAGGATCAACTCTCTGCTGTCGCAGAAGCGGAACAGCAAGGTAAAAATGAAGAGCAAAGGCAGCATGACGAATGGGTCGCGGAGCGCAACAGGGAAATCCAGCAAGAGAAGCAACGTCGCGCAAATGCCCAGGCCGCCGCTAACAAAAGAGCGGCAACGGCAGCGGCAAATAAGAAAGCTCGTCAGGATAAACTGGACGCCGAAGCCTCTGCGGACAAAAAACGCGATCAAAGTTATGAAGATGAGCTACGCAGCTTAGAGATTCAGAAACAAAAACTGGCGCTGGCGAAAGAAGAAGCCCGCGTTAAGCGAGAAAACGAATTTATCGATCAGGAACTGAAGCACAAAGCTGCGCAAACCGATGTGGTGCAATCTGAAGCTGACGCCAACAGAAATATGACTGAAGGCGGTCGCGATCTGATGAAAAGCGTGGGCAAAGCAGAAGAGAACAAATCGGACAGCTGGTTTAATTAATCGATGTTAGTAACTTCAATCCTATAATTCTTGAAGATAAAAAACCCTCTGTAGTAACAGAGGGTTTTGTTCATTCATAGTGCAGGGTCAAATCATTCCCACTCAATTATTTACGGACGCCATAACCAATTGAGTGATAACACTTTTCTAAAGCTAAATTTTCCTCGTACCGTTTTATATACCGTCACCGGAAATCAGTACCATGAAAAATGCCATGCTATCTGGTCAGGGTGTCGTACTGTTTTTCGCAGACTCTTCCGGCTTCGGCTGCCCGGTCAGCATACTCTGCCAGTTGTCTGTTTCTCTCGAGAGATTTGCTGAGCACGTCGGCAAGCAAAACTCCGGTGTCTGCGGCTGACGTCCCAGCGCCGACAATGGCGTTATACTGCCTGAGCTGCTCACGGATGGCAAAGAGTTGTTGCTGCAACCGGCCAGCGCGAGCGGCAGCATCAAGAGCATCATTGCGCGCCTGGTCGATCCTCTGCTGCGCTTCACGTTCATTGATCGATTTCTCCTGTTCGTAGTGCTGACGAACTCTCTCATCTTCAGCTTTGCGGTCTTCCTTCGCCTGCGCATACCCGGCGTCGTACTGACGACTGCCGTGTGCATTCCAGGCTACAACTCATGATATGACCAGAACAGCAAGCATCGCCATGATAACCAACTGTTTCCAGTATGCTTTTGCGAATGCCAAGATCATACCGCCAGCACCTTACTGGCAGTGATGTACCGCGCGCGCCGGTCGTCGATGCCGTTCCGGCCACCATTGATAATCAGAGTTACACGTGCAATATCGCCGGTATACTTCATGCATCCTTTGCTGGCGAAGAACCACGCCGCGCTACGAGCCGCATATTCGTCCTGCGCCAGCAGTTCAGGATTCTCCAGCAGGTCAACCTTCAGACCGTTTCCGCAATCACGATAGTTATTCAAACCGGTAATCTGGATAAGTCCGCGACCTCGGTAATTCCATCCATCGCCGGGGGCATTGTTCCCCATGCGTTTGCTGTACACCAGATTGGCAATCGCTCTCTGGCGCTCAAGTGGCAATGGTGGTTCGCCTGCGCGTCGCCCCAATGCGTTGGCCTGTCCCTGGGTGAGACGCCCAGCCCGAACGAAGTTAGCCAGTCCGGTGACGCTGTAGTTGAAATTTTCCTGCAACTGGTTGAAGCCCCCAGACTCATGCCCGACTTGAGCAATAAACATTGCCTGCTCTTCTGGTTTGCTGATACCAAACTCTCTCATCGCAGAAGTTATATGCGAGAACCAGCGTGCAGCCAGCGCCTCGCTGATACCAGCGGCTCGCTGGAATTGTTTAATCTCCATGTTTAGACCTCGATACTTTGAAAATTTGAACGACGTTACCGCGCGTTTTAATAACCGCAGCGAGCATGACAGCGTTGATAATGACCTCAGATAAATCCACAGCCATTGGCGTGCGGAACCAGATTGTATAGGCAACACGAACCGGAATACTGGCCGCAGCAACAATCAGGAAATAAGCAAGCCACCCCCCCCATCTTCGATGTTGAGATCCGTTACGCCGGAATGTGACAACGCGAATTGCTATGCCAGTACAAATAACTGCATTGGTGATAAGCAAAAAAAACTCATGCGTTACCATCGTCTTTTCTCCCCGGAATTAACTCGCGTGGATTATCGGAACGGTGATAGAGCCAGATGCCAATTCGTACTGCGACGATTGCTGACACAAATGCGCCAGCAGAGAAAACAATCCCTTTCTCGAAAGAGTCCTGCGTGATGGTAGGTATCAGGCTGGCTATGCCGATAAGAATTGATGCTGTGGGTTTGTAGAAGAGAAGACCGCAGAGAAAGCTGAGTAACGCCAGGAGAAAGCGGCGCTTGACAGGATACTCTACTGCAGAGGTAACAAAAATTACCGCCCCGGCCAGCGATCCAAGCGCCACTTCAGGAGGTACGCCGGCGATGACTGCCGCCAGCGCACCGTAGCTAAGTCCCTGATTTATCGTATCAGCTGTTAGCGATGCGGACATGATGACCACCGTTTACTATGCATGATGAACCTCCTTAGTTGGGTAAGTTCATCATACACAATAAACCGTTTATGGATAAATGGTAATAGTTAAGCGCTGAAACCGCCGACTCTAACTTTTAGCGTAGAGAGATCAACATTAACAGTTATGTTTAATACACCACTCCCCGCTGAAATAGAGAATAAGCGCCGTCCGCCTGACGTTCCGCCCCCCGCCGGTGGAGTGGTATCGAGTTCACCTGTGATCGATATTGAAATGGTACCCTCACGGTTAGCAACGAGTAGCTCTAAACATTCAGCCCAGGTGTTTTGTGCAGAAGACCAAGCATCGATAAGGATTCTCTGCGTCGTTCTGTTTGGTATTGCGATGGATTTGACTTCACCTGTATTTACCAGACCTTGAAAACGAGTTCCGTAATCTATCCAGCTAATGCTATAACCTGCATTTGCTGCAGGGTCTTGAGAGGTATACCAGGTCTTGGTTCTCACGCCAGTATGACCGATTGTCAGTAGAGGACGAGCAAATTGATCTCGATGAATGTATGCATTATCTCTGATCCCGTTGCTCTGCAGATCAATATCTGCAGCACGTGGATTAGGGAAAGTCGCTTTTCCACCAACATCAAAAACATCATAATGATTTGCAACTGCAGGAATCCATCCGTTCCTGTCCAGATTTCTAAAGAAATCCTCGAAAGCCAGCCAGTATGATTGCTGATGACCTAAAAGGTTAGGGTGAACAGTCTGTATTTCAGGGGTCCGGTCAAATAATGCCGTTTCACCATATTTAGCAACAGCATCAAACCAGTATTTTTCCACATCGATAAGCACGCAACCCATTTCTACAGCGATTTTCCTGATCGCATCGTTTCCTCGAAGGAAGCGGACACCTGCTTGAATATTTACCCCATTCCACTCAAACGTGACATTTGAGTTTGCGGCAGATGGTATAATGTTATTATCAGAGACTGGGGCCGGAGAAGATGAAGGCCATATTTGAGAAATTCCAGCCGGCATGCTCCAGCTATATTCAGAAATATTCGGATGAGGTGTGGTTGTTAGCACAACATCCCCGCCGGCCTCCCTGACTAAATTAATAGCATTTCGAAGGCGCTGTTTAAATCCGTTTTCATTGAATGTTTGCCCGGCATTATATTGTGCGGTAGGAAAATCATTCATTCCATATATAAACAAAGCAATATCAGGATATATTCCTTCAGCAACAACTTCAGGCCATTGGTTAACAATAAAATTATTTATCGTTGAACCATTAACAGATTTGTTTGTGAAGTTAATGGGATAAATACGCTGCTTATTTAGCGTATCGTTCATATACTCAAAAAATTTAGCAACTGGTGCCTGTGTTGCTGGATCAGGAAGCGTAGCACCAACCCCAACAGAAGAACCAAACCCATAGAGTCGAAATAAGTTCTGATAGCCAGAAACCCCATGCCGATAAGCTGTTAATTTATTGACGAAATTTGGGAAAAGGGCCTGTGATGATCCAGACGCAGCACGAATAGAAGCCTCTACCGTTCTTCCTGTTTCCGTAGCAACTAAGCCAGCACCGTCTTTTGATGCTAGCTTGATTGCCAAATCTGCCGTTTCAGTTTGCCCTGCAATCGGAACAGGATCCCCCTGGTCATTGAATCCAATCAGCATATTTGCTCTGGCTCGTACAGATGCCATGATTCCTACCTGACTTTCCGGAACTCGCAAAGTTCGCTGGAAAAGACCATCTGCATGATGAGTGCTGTCATTGTCTCCCGAGTCCACATAAGATTTTGTTGCTGCATCCTGTGCCTGTGACGGGTCACGCAGATTACGAATGCGGTTGTTGAGTGCGTCGTAATAGTTCGCGATGAACGACGGCTTACGCAGCGCCAGGCGGAGAAAGCTGAAGCACTGCTGGATAAGCATGGTCAGCTTGTCGAACGCATCCTCATGTACCTCTGCGAAAAATTTCCCCTGGTTACGCAGATCAGTCTCCTGGGTAACAGGCAAGTCACGTGAGATAGAGATTTGCCATCCGTTGGCCAGAGGTGACATCAACACAATGCTCCCACCTGAATAGCTTCCCGCCCCGGTAACGGAGTAATCGGTATCCAGAGTAAGTACCGTAATATTTTCGTTAAGGTCAGCAACCTGTACTGTCAGATCTGACTTCTTGAAAATACGAAACTTGTACGGGAAAGATGTGGTAACGCCGTTACCAGTGTATTCGTTGTGGTCAACTTCGGTTGAGACCGTCATGTTAAATCTCCAGATAGTCGCAGCACCCGTTGCGCCGCATATCTGGTTATTCTATTACCTGAAAAACCATATATGTATAGAAAGACTATAAATACCAATAGATATTACCTTTATGGTAATTTGCAAAACGTGCTGGATAGCAAACAAATTATTTGATACTGTATAAATATACAGTTATTGCATGGAGAAGATAAGATGCAGCGGTATCACTATCCACTGGAAGACGGATTTACCGAAAGGATTCACACGCCGGGAGGCGTCAGGTCACTGGTGGAGGGATCGCACTTGATGAAATTACTCCGGGATCTCGATAAGGATGGATTTAATGTCGATGGCCCACTTGCCGAACTGACTGCACTGATTAACTACGTCACCAGCTCACAGATGTCTATGCAGGATCTGCAAACACATCTCGACTATTGTGCCGAACAATTACGAAAACAAACCCGGTAAATTTAAAGGCCGCAAGAGCGGCCTATCGTTTCGCTTTGTGCTCATCCCAGCACGTTTTGCACCATGCCATTAAGCCGTCCGCATTTTGATTATTAGGGTAAAAGCTGGTTCGTTTTCTGCGGACATTACAAATTGGGCACCACTTCATATGGCGTGTATTCTTTGGGCCATCGAGACACCTTGCACACCACTTAGTCAATCCATCTGGATTTTTTGACGATTTCCTGAATTTTTCATATGGAAGGTTTATTCTGCATCGCAAGCACTGCTTGCTACCACTTGAAACTCTGTTAGCTGATTCTTCTTTTGGCGGCGATACAGAAGGTATTCTTGCTGGCTCTGATACTGCCTGAGGTGCTTTTTTAGATGACTGAGACGATATGTCATCACCAGGGAATCTTCCATGATATGCCGGACGCGTTGACACTCCAGGTGGAAGCTCAGCTGTAAACGGCTTTGGCTGAATCAGTTGCCTCTCTTTTGCTAACTCCTGCTGTTTATAATATGTCTGGATTACCGCACTATCATAAGCAGGAGGTGCGGAAATATCAGGCGCATTACCTCCAGTTTTTTGAAACTGAGTAGAGGTGTGTTCTATCACCTGTGTACGATTAATCGTTATCTCCCCATCTTCGGTCTTTATCGTTTTGTTATGATTAACGACCGTACGATCAGAGATCTTAGTCTTGTTCTGGTTGATAACGTAAATAATCACCGCAACCACACCAACAACTATCCAGAAAACTTCCATTGCTTTTCCTCACAATAACATTACCTTAAAGGTAATATCTTGCTTTCAGGTGATCAAGCGTTAAACGTAATCAACCAAATGCGGTTGATTTTAATATTTATCCGCGCTTATCATTACCTTTGCGGTAAATTTACATCGCACTCCTCTTGTGCCATAGTAATCGGGCACTGGCAAAATCCAGTGCCGGGATTGGCGTCCCGGGTTACTAAGTGGCGCATACCACGCCAGACGTGGTTTTTTTATGCGTTAAGCACAGCTATATCCGAATTATGGTGGGCTGGGCAGGGGTCCGAAAGGACACCGGTACCACTTAGGCCGGCACGCCAACCTTGTCCAGTTCACCACCAGTAATTGGCGTTGCGGTGGTGATTAAAATCACTAAGTGGAGATAACCACCATGGCTAATGCTCAAACTGCCATCTTCAAATTTGAATCTGTTAACCCTATCCGTTCCATCATTATCGATGGCCAACCATGGTTTGTAGCCCAAGACGTTTGTAGTGCGCTGCGTATCCAAAACGTCACCCAAGCACTTGAAAAACTGGATGATGATGAAAGGTCTATGTTCAACATAGGGCATGAACATCGTGCAATTTTTGACAGCCGAGTAAAAGAGATCAACATCATCTCCGAGTCAGGCCTCTACACACTGATCCTCCGCTGCCGCGACGCAGTGACACCAGGCACTATCCCCTACCGCTTTCGTAAATGGGTTACAGGTGAGGTTCTTCCTCAGATCCGCCGCACCGGAAGTTACATTAAAAACTCGCTCCCGCAGGAAGAACGCATAAAGATGGTTGCCGACCAGGTTGCAAACGCCACAGCATCAGCAGTGATGCAGGCGATGAAGATAGAGAACAAAACCTACAGTGCCCCGCTGAAGCCCGGCTACCGCAGCCTGATTCATTCGCCGTCTGGTGTTCTCGGCCTGACGGAGAACTCACTGCTGATGAATTTGCTGAACCAGTTACAGGAAGACGGGCATGACGTATCGGGCGCAGCGGCGGAACTGACCACCATGTTCTGCTACATCGTCGGTGTGAGCAAATGCCTGCGTGATATCCAGACGCACGCGGAGTACATCAACGACAAAGCAGGGTTCTTCTGACAGGCGGTGGCACAGGGATGTGCCTTTAAATAATTCTGTACAGATTGCAGGTGAATAGCTTACTATTACCTCACGGGTGATCCATAGCGATTAGGCACCGATACAGGAGGAGCCCACATGAGAAAATTTGACGAGTACGAAGGCGTTTAACATTCGGATAGTTTAATGACGGGGCCATTAGGCCCCGTTTTCATGTCTGGAGACAATTTGTGTTAAGTGAAGAAATGCAATTTGCCATGGCCGTGGCTCAAATAGTAAGTGCAGTCGCGGTTTCGCTTGGCTTGTTCATAGCTATCGCTACTATTATTTATAATGTAAATACAGCGAGAAAAGTACACACTTCAGTATTCCTTGGTGAAAGCAGGTTTGATGTAGATTATAAGAAAGGCCTATCTACTATGCGCCGCATTCACGAATCGAACAAATCATTCCGCTCTTATATGTATCCAAGCAATGGGCAGGCTGATCTTACGGATGAAGAAAAGACAGAGAAGAGAGAAATAATTTACTGTCTAGGTTTCTACGAACGCATGGCTGTGAGCGTGAAGCGGAAAACTTATGATGAGACCATGATTAAGGAAGTATTTTACAGCTCCGTTGTAAATAACTATCAGATTGCGCTACCTCTTATACAAGCCATTAGAGAAAAAGAAAACATAAACACATATTTTAAAGAATATGAATGGTTGGCCACACGATGGAAGGATTGTCCATTGAAGGATAAATCCCCGTGGTACAAGTTTTGGTAAGCCCGCGCTGCGGGCTTTTTTTGTGGACGAAACAAAAGTCAGTGCTACACTCATTGACGCCACATTGAGGTGGCTTATAGATGGAAATTTCACAATGAAAAAAGCATTTGCTGCACTGTTCGTTTTGTTGTCTCTGGTAGCTTCAACTCAGGCCTTTGCCGGCCGTTGTCAGCACGACAGCGATACTGCCGCTGACGGCTCCCGCTGCGGTGGGCGTTCTGCGGATTCCCGCCCGGGCGGCGGTGGCATTCGTTAAAAACAAGGCCGCGAAAGCGGCCTGTGACATTTCACGTCCCTTTTCTGAATGATAGCCATTCGAAAAATGATGACATTCCACCGCAGACAATAGCAAAGATTATCCCACCAAAGAATAGAAGGCCAGCCTGCCACCACTCCCACCGCCATACATCCACAGCGCCAACCATACCAACAATCGCTCCAACAAATGGAATATAGCTCACGATGAAAGCAATGGGGGCTGCAATTATCCAGTGCAATCCCCACCATGATTCAAGCCCAGCCATAATTGCTGCCAACTGAAAAAGACCAACGACGATATAAACAATGAATCCTATAGCTTGCATGTAGTCACCTATTTACCCAATAAAAATAAGAGGCCTCCCCTCAATAAGGCTTGCAACAAGAACTACTCCCTGCACAACAAAGATGAACCAGCAAATAGCTTGAGTCTGAGGGTTAAGAAAATATTTGTAGCGGTCAATAAATAACAATCCACCAGAAATTATCACACTCAAAATAATTAAAAACACAACACTTCCTTATTGCGGAGTGACATCCTGAGGTCTCCACCAGTATGTCTGGTTAAACTCTTTCTTCGAACGTTGCTCCATTTTACGCAAATAGCCTGGTGAAAAATACTCCTGCATCTGGTTAAAGATCATGTGATCGAGAGCCGCCTTCAAGTACCAGAGATTCGCACCAGGCATCAAACCTTTCCCCAGCTTAACCAGATCACCACCAGTCTGCTCATTCTTCCCTTCCACAGCATTTAACGGTATGCCCTGAGCAATCTTCACTACGTCATCAACCAGACCAGCTACCGGGCCAAGCATCGACGCCAGCGCGCCGCTTCCGTACCTAGTGTGATCTGACAATAAAAAGTCACCGTAAAGGCCAAGACCACCACCTTTCAGTAGAGCACCAAGCCAGAATTTTGCGGCATCTTCTCCTGTCATCTCTCGAGGATTACGACCAGACGCAAGGTCGTTAAGTTGCTGCGACAAAGCGCCAAGAATGGTCGTACTGGCAATAAACGTCGCAATATATGCCGCACGCCCACCAGCAGACGGCATACCCATAGCGCGTGACCAGTGACGCATAACCACCGAGATAGGGAACGATTTAAACAGGAAAACACTTCTCGTTAATTCACCTTTCCATGTTCCACGCTGAATACCAGAACCAGTTATCAGTTGCTCACGTGCTCCCGGTGTAATAACAGCCATATCAACTTCTTCAGTTACGGCACCGAGCAATTTACGCATTGCCTCAAATTTCACGCGTTCAGGCTCACCAAGATGTTTAACTGCTGAATCAGGGATACGCATAATGCTTTCCGGTGTCAACATCGTATTATTGCCGTTCCCCCAGTCCTCCTGTTGCGCCAGCCTCCATACGCTCCAGTCTGTGTCAGTAATCCCTTTGCTTTTCAGGATACGAAAATCAGAATCATCGAGGCTATGAAGGTCTGGTGTCCGTGACACTACTTCTCCCAGGCTTCCCATCATGGTTACGCCATAGGCGCGCTTGTGCGCATCTGACCATGCTGTAAGCCCACTAGCACGCATTACCGCCGTTGCAGCCCAACGAGACACAGACGGCCCCATATTATCCATCGCCCAGCGGTTAACGCTGCCAAGTAGAGATTCCATCGCCAGACCAGCGCGTCGCGCCCGCGCAAGCTCAGTACGGTTCGTTGGGTCCATAGCTTCAAGCTGGTTGCGGAATAACTGGTTCATTGGAAGGTTGGTCACCTTCGCAGACAGATACATGGTTCCAAGATCAGAGAACGATGACAGCAACGCGGATCCGAGTCTGCTGGCAACCAGCCAGTTGCGGATATTGTCAGACCATTGCGCGATGTGCGGATTCGCTACAGGCTGTGTCTTTCCGGAAATAAAGTTGTACAGATTCTCTGTGTTGTTCGCCAGCCGCTCGACTTTACCGGTTTTACTCGGGTTAGCTGTTGCCGTTTCTGCCTTAACCTGATCAAGAAGTGAGCGGAAAACATGATCGGGGTTTGGACCATATGTTTCCACCAGAGAAATATCTTTACTGATACCTTCCAGGTGACCGACCATGATTTCCCATAGAGAGCGATCGCCATAAAGTTGTTGATATTGGAGATAGGAATCTGCATCTTTGAAATGTATCTGTCGTGATGCATTACCACGGTTAGCACGTGCGCCGGAAATTCGCATTCCGGTATCAGTAAGCTTATTCAGCCCACCAGTAGCGATCGTGTTATAAGCCTCTCCAAGAAATGCAGACAACTCGGCATCGTTCATCAGTTGTCCATCGGCTCGGGTATAATATTTGCGATCCAGCTTACCTATAACATCGCTAACCCACTTATCCTTTGATACCGCCCCAACCTTTTCCATAGAATGATGTTGAGGGATCCCCCAGTTTTCGAGATAGCCAATGTCCCCACCAGCATCATTAAACCGGCGGCGCAGCAGCTCTGTAACTTCTCTCCACGCCTTAGCACCTTTTCTTGCTTTAGCATTGCCAGTATTTTGCCCCCGCATTTCATATACCAGGTCACGTACGCCCGCTTCATCTTCAAACAGACCAAAAAAGCGAGGATCAACTGCTTCAAATGCCTCCTGCAATTGACTCAATGCATAATCACGAGTGGCTTTTGTTCTGGATTCAACAGAGAGGAAATTCGATTTACCGTCTGCATTAAAAGCAATAGTACGGTTAAGAGCGCCAAGTTTCCCATCAGCCCCTTGATAGCTATTGATAAATTTATCCAATCTCTGACGTGCGGCTATAGTGAGAGCCACACGACGTTTCTTTAATGCCGCTTCTCGCTGTAATTCTTCAGATGCCAATTGTGCTGCACGATACAACCGTTCTGATTCGGAAAGTTGTCGCCACGACATCGGGTCATCACGAGCAATGGAGCGCATATTTCGATAAATGCGGTCTTCAATGTTCTGTATTTCTCGCGCCGTTAACGTGCGCCGCGCCGCCTGCTGGACCGCTTGTATACATTCCTGTCTCATTTAATTTAACCTCTCAAGAAACACGCCACAGCAACATCAAACAGGCTGGAATCCTGTATTGCCTGCTCACTTTCCCTGTTCGCTTCATCCAGTACTTCACGCGCACTGCGCGATTGTGGATTACCATCATCATCCAGCACGGTGATTATCATGTCCGGAGATTCAAGCAGCGAGTCTTCAGCTATACGCAGATCAATATCTCCTGCCGGATCTGCCATCATTTTTTGTTCTGTCTGTTGCAATATCTTACCGGGCTCAAAAGGAGCTACTTCGTCTGGCGTCCTGACCTCTGCTGTTTTATAGAATGAAACAGCCTGAGCATTAAGTTCACTTTCTGCCTGCTGTCGCCGTGCCAGTTCTGCTCGAGCTTCAAAAAACTGACCGCCAGGCTCATGCGGTGCCAACGCGTTACGAGAAAATTCCAGGCGTTCTTGCGCCTGCCGGATTCGTTGGTCAATATCGCGAAGTCTGGCCTGTTTATCTGATCGAGCACGAGATAAAGCCTTACCGCTACCGGTTGGCTCTTCTGCAAGAATTTGTGCGCGCTGTTCAGTGAGATTTTCAATAATTCGTTGGCTATTAGCGATTTCAGACTGGTAAACCTGTCTATCGCCACGCGGCAAAAGCTGCGCGGCCTGTTCTTCAAGCAACCGATTTTCTATAGCGCGCGCCGTTACTCCATCATCTACAGATGACAGAGCCTCATTAACTGCCTGAGACAGCAGACTCTTGCGCCCAGGAATTTCACTGAAAGATGCAGACTCAACAATGCTGGCAACGTCTACAGGTCTCCCCTGGCTAACATCAGACATGGCTTTTCGCAGAGCCTGAATGTGAGAATTGCGCGAAAGCACGTTGATCGGGACGCCGGGAGCAATATCAATTTCAGCATGATGAGCGGCATTCGCCGCCAGTGCAGCATCGACATCAACTGGTGAAAAATTTGGTGCGCTTGTAGACTCGCCGCGAGAGTTAATAAATCTGCCGACACCACCAAACGCCACCCCAAGAACAGCATCAATAGCAATTGCCTGTCGATCCAACACATCATACTGGTTAGCCATTTCGCTATAGCCACCATCACGAAGCGTTTTTGCAGTAAGCCCACGCTGTGCCATACCGAACGCAATATTTGTACCTGCGGCATAGGCAATATCTGGCGTTGCACGTACTGCTGTTGCTGCGGCGCGTCGCACTGAACTCTCACCCGTCCGCGCAAGCTGAGCCGCCACACCTTCCGCCAGCGCACCACCAGCACGTAACCCGAGGCTCATAGGGATCAGTGTTCCGGCACCAGCAGTAATGCCCTGCACTAATCCCGCTTCCTGCGCCGTCCTGAAATCAACACCCTGTGCTGTCAGCCGTTCAAACTCAGAAAAACCCTGTAGCGAAGTTACCGCCGCTGCACCTCCGACAGGACCACCGAGCGTTGTACCGACAACAGCCTGCCCGCCCATATCGAACAACCCATAAAGAACCTGCCCGGCGGTTCCGGTTGTCGCGGCATCAGGCGTCAGCCGCTTAACCTGCTGCTCTGCTAGTTTTCTCTGCTCGGCAATGTATGAAACTGAAGTATCATTGAGCGAGGTGTTTTCGTTAATAAACTGAGCAATCGGGGATACGATTTTATCCATCCCTGCCCATAGCAACTGATCTGGCTTTGCCACCAGCCCGGAGTACAAACCAGACAATGCCGCTCCTACAGCATTGTCGAAAAAACCAACATCGCTGTTAAAGCCCGCTGGATTTGATGCTGCTTCGTCAAGTTGCTGATTCTGGTTTACTGGATTAAGGCCAAAGTAACTCATTGCGGAATATCTCCGGAGAATCTCTGACGCTTCTGTGTCAGATCAAGAACAACAGGAGAACCATCATCTTTCAGCAGATAACCAGTACCAAGTTTCACCAGGTACTGACTATCGCCGTAACTTTGCAAACCATACTGACCAGGCGGTGTTTTTATCCCGGTGCCGACAACTTGTTCATTCCAAGCCTGATTAACCTGCTTATCGAATTGCTCTGCAGACATTCCCCACGGCAAAAGGACATTCCCCATTCCGTTATAGTCATGCACGCCACCTGTAGCTACGTTAACAGCCTGTTTCCAGATATCAGTGTCAATTTCGCCTGATACCACGCCTTTTTTCGCCATCACACCAGCGTAATAGTCCTTTGCGATCTCGTATGCCATTGATGCCCCCTGAGCATCACCAGCAAATGCATCCTTCACCATGTCAGAAAACTCAAGGCGAAGATCAGCATCTTTAGGCATCGGAATACCTTTCGCATCATCAGTACCTTTACGAGCCGCCGCGCCAGCAAGAATTGTCTGCGCAGCGGTTTCAGGAGACACGGAAACATCCGGATTAAACCAGTTTTTTTCTGCCAAAATACCACCAGGCTTGTCCATCAGTATCCCGGCAACGGCAGCAGATGGAGCGTTGGCACTGATCTGCTGTAGTGCTGACATATACACCTGCCCACCACCAGTGCTCTGCCTGATGGTATCGAGATATGCTGCCTGTTGGGAAACTGGAGCATCACGAAAGAAAACACCGATCTGATTGGCCTCGTCTTTGGAAAAGAACGTCAGTGGAGTGCCATATGACTTAGCAAGGTCACTGACCTGAGCGGCACGCAAGGCAACGCTCTGTCCAAAGTTATCCTTATTGCTCATGTCGATAGGCTTTGCCTGTCCGGAGGAAAGAGAGAACTGCACAGGATCCGACTGCCGCTGCTTTATCACCTGATTTGCAGCAGAAACAACGTTGTCATAAAGAGCTGCGCGTGCCGCATACCCCTCCCCTGTATCACCAGTATCCGGGCGTAATTGCTCAACATATGCTGTAATGCTGCTTGTCGGCATGTTGCGGAAAGAGCCTATATACTGTCCAGCGATCTGCGTATTTCTGAACTCGGTATATCGCAGGTTTCCTTCTCTGACGCCATAAGCTGCAATAAAATCAGCCTCACCTGGTGGGTTAGGAAATTCAACGCCACGCATATACGCAGCCGTCGCATCGCGAACCTGGCTGTCAATCATCGTTTTATATTCAGCCTGCTGCTGCCGACGCAGTTGATCCGCCTGCCGCATAAAACTTGCCTGAGCCTCAGGAGATGCCGCATCGAATGCTGCATTACCGGTATAGCGTTTGGTGTTGGTTGGAATTGTTGATAAACCAAGTGCTGCACTGACACCAGCAGTTAACTGCTGATCACTGTATGGCTGGCTACCGTTCTCATGATGGATAATGGCTGCACAAAGCGCCTTCAGGGTATCAGGATTTGATGCATCGAGAGGCTCATCAGCAGAAACGCCAAGTTGTTCGCACACTGCTTTGATATACGACATAGTGTCATTTTTATCAGTAGGCGGTGCCCAGCGATTAATTATCTCGCTGACGGTATCAATACCCTGCCGCTGATACGACATCAGGTTCCGCCCTAATGCACGAATCCCGTGTTCGGGTGTTTCGAATTTAGCAAATCTACCATCATCACCGGTCTGGCCTACCCACGGATTAGTTTTGCTGTATTCGAGATTTCCGGGGTTATTGTTGCGTATGCCACGGACACGCTCGGAAGAGCCACTATCTGCTACAGCACGGCGAGCTCCAGAAGCAGTATCACTTAATTCGCCATTACTTTGGATGAATGCGGTCGCATTGTTTGCCGACCACTGGGACAATGCGGCATCAGCAACCTTCTCTTTAAACTCGATTTTCTTGGCCTGGATTTGCTCGTCGCTCCAGCCATGCGCAATGCCGTAATCCTCAATTTGCTGGAAAGTTTGCTTATTAGCCAATACGTATGCGGCGTTGTCGCCATACAATGCTGCGGCATTTTTACCATTGTTCAGCAGCGTAGCCTGAAACTGGCCTTCTTCGTAGGCATTTATTTGCCCTATCTCGTGCCGCCCGGCCTGCGTAGTGAACTGAATGCGCTGCTGCTGCGCCTGCTGCATGAAAGCATTACGAGCCTGTTCATCCGGCAGCGACATAGCCAGTTGTTCGACCTGAGCATCAAACTGCTGCGTATACTCCTGACCTTTTCCAATAGCATTTTTCCCTTTCAGGTTAAGCAAACCTGTTTCAGGGTTATTCAGCAGATCACTGCTTATCTGACTGAGGTTAAGAGATGCCTCCTGAGCCAGAGCGATATTGGCACGCTGTTTTGCCTGACCAAAAACATCAATTGCCTCTGCCCCTGCCCGAACAAAAGCATCACCAATACCTGGCTGAGAAAACGTCTGCAAGCCTGCTGACTGAACTCCACGGCTCTCAACCTGACGTCCGGATACTGTTGGTACGACTGGCATTATAATCCTCCGGGTAATCTGGTTCCTGCTGCTGCCCCGATTGGTGCAGGAGTGCTTTGAGTAAACGGACTCCACGTCCCACCAAACATCTGGTACGCACCGTATGCCTTCAGAGGCGCAGTGAGCAATGTTGTTGCTGCTCCCACATTCCCCTGTTTACGGGCTGAACTGGCTTCTGCTTTATAGTTGGCAGCCTGAACCTGATAACCGTAAGCCTCGCGTTGCGCGTTATTCACCGTCGTCAGCGAATCAAGAGCGCCAAACTGGGCAGTGTCGCCAAATATATCCAGCGCGTTACCTGTAGATAAATCAGCGCCGGTAGCCCCCATTGTCGCCGCCTGTGTACCAAGCCGCTGTCGGGTCTCTCTGCGTCGTTGCTCAGCTTCAGCGTTACCTCTGTTTATTGCATCATTTGCCTGAGCTGTGGCTATATCTGCGTTCGCTTCTGCAACCTTCGAGGCATACTTTCCCTGTTGGTACTGGGTGTATGCCTGAATGCCACTCATGGCGAGCATTGCGCCACCAGCAATAACCGGATCGCACATTATTTTCTCTCCATGTGAAATCTGTGGAAATTAAGACCAAGAGCACCATAAGGCGCGGCTTCTTCAAGCCTGAATCCAAGCCAGTGCAGCCATGCTTTGGCAACATGGTTTCGCTCGTCGACATAGTTTTCCAGGCGCGGATAAACTGCCAGCATCTGCTGCAATACAGGGCGGCAGTGGCGAAGAAATGTCTTCTGATATTTTTCGATACGGCTGGTTCCGACCAGCCAGGGCGTACCATTGCCACCGATCATTGACGCCGGAGATACGCCAAACATGGTTACCAGTTCTCCGTTCGCGAACCCTGACCAGGCCATAGTCGCAGTGCGAAGACCAACGCGCAGCGCATCTTCGGTAGTCATCAGCGATACCGCATACAGTTCGTCAATATCAGCCTGACGAACATCCGGCAAAATCATCTCAAGATGCTCTTCGGTAGCGGGAATAATTTGAACATCGATCATCAGAATCCCCCAACAGTAAGGCGAGGAATAACGGCAAGAACAGACAGCGGCAACGGGTCAAGCTGACGGATTTTTACACGCCCGTTTTTGCCCCAGTTACTGTCCAGTTTCACTTCTACTTTTCCGGTAGCATCATCAACAGGATCATCGTAGAACTCGAATTCACGCTGTGGATATTCGTACCATTTACCGCCGGGCGTAGTCGCCCAGATGCCGCGACTGGCATTCACAACCAGAGTAACGGAGGGGATCACCTGTTTTTTGTCCAGCAGCGTTTCCTGTCCGTTAATGTTGATATCCAGTGTTTCGAATTCAGCAGTTATTGGCAGGCCGATGTGCACTACAGCCCCCGGAGATTCCAGCGTGACGGCACCTCCGGAAACCACTTTCTGTGGTTCCACGTTCGCATCAGAGAGAATGTTTACGGTCTGGTCTTCAAGATGAGACAGGCCTCCAAATGTCCGGCGCGCCATCTGCCAGTTCGTGGTGGCCACATTCCTGAGGGATGGCGGGACGTTCCTGTTAGCACGAACCACTACAGCGGTATTGCTGGTTACAGAAATAATGTCGCAACGTAATTCTTTTGACACCTCATCGCCAGGATCAGTTCCGGTATAAGGGAACTGTAGTTGCGCGCCGACATCACTACTGGTGAAGTACGCACCACCAGAAACACTGATTGTATATTCCGCACGGTAATCCCATTCACCAGAACCACCAGTGATGGTCATCGTTCTGTCAGACGTATTTCTTCCATCATAGCTAAGGCCAGAATCAACAAAGAAAGCATCTTCATCGCTGGTAAATAAACGGCTGGACAGTCGCTCTATGTATCTCACTGTTTGCCCGTTAACGGTTCGGTTAACGACGAAATACACCGCATCTTCATTGCCTTCGCTGATACTGCATGTGCTTTCATATTTTCCGGTACTGGATTGTGGTGCCCATGCAAAAACCTGCTGATCACGCAAATAGGTCATCACCAGTAATTTACCGTCATCACGAATGCAGAAGGCGCTGGAGTAAGGGACAATCGAGAAGCACCAGTCAACAATGCTGTGCTTCTGAAAAAGATGATTGGCAAGGATGGTCAGGTCGTTCCCCTGATAGCCGTCAACATCGAATGAGTAGGCCAGATCACGGACAACACTGCCTTTCTCCTGGACGAACAGAGCAATATTCGCCACGGCAATTGGTGGGACATTGCTCGAGCCATTTGATCCCTGAGAGCTGAATGCAAATGATGATGGGGTAAGCACTTTGTTCTGGTCGCCAGTGATGACGTACTCACCTCCGGAAGTCAGCGCCACCAGCGAACCAACATCAATCAGGTGACGGATCTCATTAACCTGACGCCCGGCATAGGTGTAGATAATTCTGTCGTCATCCTGCGTAGGATTGCTTTTGCCAAAATCCTTATAATCCCCGGTACGGCTGGCCCAGATAGTCTGAGGGAACGCAGTCGATGCGGCGAAGTAAAGGCGTTGTTGATAATAAACAACAGTGCCAGGATAACCGTTAATACTGTTCCAGGCATATTTAGCCCATTTATAGCTGGCATTATCCTCGCCAACTACCTGCGAAGGGATATAGGAAATCACCTCGGCAGTTGCAGTAGTTCCATTTGCAGCAGAGATACGGGCAATGCCAAAACCACTGTGCAGATACTCCCACTCAATGCCGGTATCATCATCACCGGATCCGCCCCAGCCATCCCATGATGTGCCTTCTGTATGCGAAGGGCGCAAAGTGCCTGTTTTGCCTGCTGTAACGGCGCGATAGTAGTTACTGTCTGCACGGCGAATATCGCCAATCGACGTACTCTTACTGGTTTCCCATACCGGCACTGAATCCACTGCAGGCTGTTCCAGATAGAACAATTTGCCTACCTGCTCCGCGCCAAAAATAGAGGCGCTTGCCGTTAACGTAATTGTCCCGGTGCTGGCGCTGGCATAAACCGTCACTGACTCGTCAATATTGATATCTTCAAATGGCCCGTTCTTCGTTACCACATCAACCAGTTGCCAGTTGTCATGAGCATATCGGCGCAACTCTTTCGGCGGGTATGCCGGGTGAACCAGCGTAAGCACGTCGGCGCTTTGCGTGAATTTAATTCGGAACAGATCGGCTTCAGTATATGGCGTGGCAATTTCATAAATAACATTGCTGCTGTTCAGCACCAACGCACCATCTTTGATAACGCGCATGTACTGGTGTCCGAACTCCAGAGCATAGGTCTGAACCGTCGAGAACTGGAACGGGATCAGGCGGCATTTCCGATTTGGGTATTTGGCGGCACCGACAAAACGCGTACCAGGTCGATTCTCAACGCCGCCATACTGCCGCACGATAAAGTTATCGCACTTGCGCAATGCTACCTGGTACTTCGCCATGTCAATACGCCCGTACAACGACGGTCCAATCTCACCACCGGCAAAGCTGGGCTGGATCCAACTGATAGCCATCAGGACAACCTCGCAATGGTAAACTCATCAACCGGTGGCTGTGGTTCCTGTGATTCATTCTGGCTATGCGAGCCAGCACTAAGAATCACGCGATTGTACATATTGAGGGCAAACGTACCGAGGTCTGCATTCCCAGTCAGCGCCATGTTAATAGCTGCCGCAAGACGCCAGGCCAACGCCTCCATAAAAATGGCATCAAACATGTTCACATCTGTAACGCGAGAGACATACTTGAGCCATGCCTGAGGCTGGTCTGTGTAGATCAACTTTCCTGTTCCGTTGGTGTCTGCACCAACTTCGTACTGAACGCGCATTGCTGCTGTTGGATTGCGTACACCAGGAAGCATAATTTCAGTAATGCGCAGACAATCTGACGGGTACTGGTACGCATATTCCCAGTCAGGCGGTTGATTGCTCGTATCTGCAAGCGCCACGCGTTTGGTAGCAAAGTTCCAGTCAAAATCAGAAAGCACAGCATCACGACAGGCCTCAAAGTGCAGCGAACATTCCCCCGCTTCCTTGCTGGCTTCCGTCAGGCTGTTAATGCTGCGGCTGTTGCCAATATTGGACAGCGCACGATTACAGATCTCTACTACAGAGGCCATCACTCACCTCCGTTACCGTACAGAGTTTCAGCCGCTGATTTTTCTACATCCCCGGAAACAGGAGCGATCGCCATATCAGTGATCTGCAGATCGGCGCTGCGATTAACGCCATCGTTAGTTTCTCTGGCAGACAGGCCTCGAATAACAGCCTTTGCAGTTATCATCACTTCCGTTCCGACGCCCTTAGGTTGCGCCTTCAGCTTATTCAATGTGTCGTTATTAAGAGTGATGCACAGCCCCCACGGGTATTCATCGCGAGTTCTGGTTTCTCCGCTCTCATCCTGGTAGCTGTCAGTGCCGGTTTTGAGGTTTACGAGTTCCATATACACTCCTGCAATAAAGGGGCCGAAGCCCCTTGTCTGATCCGCGAGGCTTACACGCCCAGTTCTTTACGCTTATCTGCGATCTTCTCGCGGAGCGTTTCGGCTTTGGCGTTATGGTGTGGCTTCTCGTTAAAGAGCAATTCGTACTCTTCACGGAGCTTATCCAGCTCACCATCATCTGACACATCGTTGATGATTTTGGTACTGGTTGCTGCCATTGACACCTTTCCTGCTACCTTTGCTTTTGCCTGTCTGGCTGCATCGTTAACAGGTTCCAGTGCGCTACCAGGCTCACCTTCGTATTCGATTTCTGCCCCCTCCGGCCACAGAGTGTTATGGATATGAGAGAGGCGCAGAACGCGGTATCTTGGTTTCTCACCTGACATCGATATCACCTTAACCAGTTACTTTTGAGCGGATCGGATACGGCGTATTGGCATCAACATCAAGACTGATACCAGCAGTGAATTCGCCAGCCGTTAGTGGGCCAGTTGCGACGGAGTAGTTAACACGCAGATATCGCTGAACACCGGCAGGCACCTTTGCAGAAACAACTCGTTTACCTGCTGTCAGGGCGGTCTTTGCCAGTGCACCACTATCATAAATAGTGGTCCATGAGCTGTTATTCTCACTCGTCTGCAACTGGATGTTTACAGTTGCCTCACCACTTGCCGTGGCGGCTTCGTTAACCAGCGCCCAAAACTCAAGCGGGTAACCCACGCCGATATCACGACGTTTTCCGTCAATTGGACCGAGATCGATTACGTCAGTAGAAGCCGCGGTATTCGTAACCGCCTGAGCTTCGGAGAACATCAACAGTTTGTCGGTGATCATCTTCTTTCTCCATTAGTGGGTCTGTTACGACCCACAGGTTAATAACAGGCGTTACACCACGCGGGCTTCTGTTTCCAGAAGCGCATCAGTTTCACGGATTGGTACACCACGGAATGAAGTCCACCACTCGCCTTCAGTCTCTTTTACGCTGATAGCCAGAGATGTTTTCTCCAGAGATTGCAGATCAAGAGCCTGGCCTACAGTGCGGTTCATGTAGAACACCGGGCGGCCCATTCCACGGTTTGGAATGCGATGCAGTGCTTTAACCATCAACTTCGCAATATTTGCGGCAGAGGAAGGTTCTGAAAGATTGCTGACATCGATGTTTGCAATGCGAACAACATAACGCCAGTCACGCAGAGCAAGTCCGTTGTCCCATTTGTAATGGGTGCGATAGCCTTCGTACTTGCCGCCATTAGCATCTTCCAGTGTCACCTGGCCTTTATCTTCCATCTGGATGCCAGCCTTCTGCCCTTTCGGGAAGATGCCATGCACGGTGTTTTCGCCCCACACCACTAACCAGATTGAGGTGTTATCTGTACCCGTGCCACCAGCATCAATGATGTTCTGAGCATTACCCGCAGACAGGCTGGAATAGCGGGAGGACAGTCCCATAAACTGCTGAGGGTTAACGCTGGAATCACCATAAAACAGCGTCTGCGCCATCTGCTGATTCATCGCTTCAATAAATGCGCGGTCTTCAGACAGGCGGAATTCAGCGGTATTGCCGTTCAGATCAGCCAGTGACTTATCGACTTCAGCATAGGTTTCCAGCATGCCAACGGAATCGGTGACCTGCACCGTGGTTGATTTGCTTGGCTGTACGCCATAGTTCAGCAAACGCCAGGTAGCTGAAGGTAAACCAGAACGAATGGTGGTTCGGTGTCCGGTAGGAAGGTTCCCTTCGACAAAAGGCATATCCTGAAGGATCGGGTTAGTTTGACCGAGAAGCTCGATAATCTTATCGACTTTCCCGTTTGGATCGACGCGCTTACCCCAGTCAGCCAGCGTTAGCGCAGTTAAGCCTTTAACAGCCATTGTCATTTCCTCTCTTATTTGCCATAGAGCACTTCGGCCGCACTACGCTGGCCTTCATTACCACCGGTGACCATGCCATCCTCAGACATCGCCTTTCCGATTTTCACGAACGTTTTGACCAGATCAGGGTGATTACCCAGTCCGGTGGTGTTCAGATATTCTTTGAGTTCAGGTGTCCCGAACTGGTCAAGCGCACGCTGTGCGGCGCTGAGGTTAGAAATTAACTTGTCGCCACCGATTTCTTTGTCAGCTTTTACATCAGCAGCCCACTGCTCGGTTGTTTTCTGCCAGGCTTCTGCCTGGCGCTGCTGCACACCTGCCAGAATCTTTGGATAAGCATCAACCAGCTTTTGCGCTTGCTCGTTGGTCAGGTTAAGTTCTCGCGCCACCGGCTCGAATTCCTTCAACGCTTCTGTATCCAGCTCTACGCCTTCGGCAGCCTGAAACTCGTACTTCTCAGGCGCACCCTCTGGTTTATCGCCGTCCTTTTTTTCATCCTGCTTATCGTTTTCAGGCTTTTTGTCATCAGCAGGTTTATCGCCATCAGCAACAGGTTGTGGCTTATCACCTTCCGGTTGTGATGGATCGCCAACTGGAGCAGGGTTATCACCTGCAGACGCTGACGGCTCTGACGCAGCCGGAGCTGCTCCACCATCGACTGGTTGCTCATTGCAAAGACGGAGATACAGCAAACGCTCAAATAAATTCATGATCACTCCTGTTCACTGGCCTCTTTGGCCATCTTCAAATACTGTTCAGGGCAATGCGCCATAACGCGCTGAAACAGTTCCAGCGCCAGATTGCGTTGCCCCTCATTAAATGCCATTGCCATAGCGTCCATCGGCGAGATAGCGGAAAACACACGACCTTTCTCCAGCACCGACCAGACAACGCGACGCCCCTGTTCACTGCTCATGACAAAGCGAATGTCATCAATTTCACGCTGTGCCATGTCACGTTGCTTACGGGCGTTTTCTTCTTTCAGTTGATCATCTTCGTAATCTGTCATTGTGATTGCCCACCCTGACCACTAACTGCATTCGCCATAGCTGACAAAACACTCGGATCAGAAGTTTTAGCTTCGCTTAGCGTCTTGGCACCCTGTGCCGCCGCCATCCCCATCGCCATCATTTGTTGCTGCTGTTGCTGCTGTGCCCGTTGCTGGCGAGTCTGCTCAACCTGTTCCTGCGGAACAATGACGGTTGGAGACACTCCGGACATATCAGCGAATGCATCGATCGCCTGATCAACGTTGAGTTTGTCGAGAGCTTCTGGTTTCGCTTGCGCAAGTTGACCAATGAAGTTGACCGTGGATGCCAGACTGGACAGGCCGATAGACTTCTGCGCCTGAGCCATGACGGAAATGTATTCGACCTTCAGGGGCATACCTTCCATCGCGTCAGGCGGTGGCGGCAGCATGTTTTTACGCACCATCATCGAGAAAGCGCGGTCAATGAGAGGATTAAGACATTCGTCGTTCAGACGCTCCAGAACCGGCCCCAACATCAGAAGTTTTTCTTCTTTCATTTCGATCACCGCTTCCACAGGCATCGAGCGGGTATTGATGTTCTGCAACATCATGAACAGATCGACAAAGTAGGCGCTGTTAATGATTTGACGAGTGTCCTGAATGTCTGCCACCAAATCTGCTGTACTGGGGTTAACCAGATAAGCAGGCCTGAAACCATCCTGACCAGTAATCTGATCGATATACGTGATGTCGCCAGGAAGAAGGGAGGCGCGCTGATTCTTGAGGGAAGTCGGAGCAACCATCGGCGGATTGGTGGCTTTATCAATCAACTGCGACTTGCGCTTCTGGAGAAGCTGCAATGCCTTAACAGGTCCAAGCGCCAGCATACCCGGGCATGATGATCCATAAACATCTTCGCCGTTAACTTCCCAGCGCGGAGCCATAATTGGAAACTCATCGAATCCGGACTCACGCAACAACCTGTCGTTATCGCCACCAACCTCGTAATAAACCGATTTGAATGGCTTGTTCTTGCTATCCAGCTTCGATGTATCGCGGTCAATGTTCGGGTAAACCGAATGCATCACTTCAATCCACTTCTCGTAGGTGCCGCTTTCCCACATGCTTTTTACGGATTCGCTGACGTTATTTAGCCCGAACTCCTGAACAAGCTGACGAACAGTCATAGAGAACTTGCGAAAACAGGTGTCCACACTGCCACGAGGTGAGTTAGCCAGGTAGTAACTGCCTATCGGGAATGGCATTGTGCGAATGATGTCCTCGTCATCCTCCAGCACCGCCATTGCACCAGTGCTGTATGTGCCGAGGCTTCCGTATAACTGCGGAAGAGACTGGTAGAGATTCGACTTATTGAACATATCGTTCATGCGGTTCTGCACCGCCTCAAGCCACAACTTAACAGGGCCATAATCCATCATTTCAGGATCTGGCGTAGCCAGGCGAAACCACGGACGCGCGGGGCTTGTGATGCCTGACATCATGCCGCTGGCGAGAGTGCGCGCCGCCATAGTCCCGGTCGAATCAATAATGCGTGTATTGCGTCGATCGTTACGGTTGACCTCAGAAGTCAGAAAGCGGGAACCACGCGGGTTGATGTAATCACTCAACTCGCGCCAGTGCGGCTCGAACGACTGACGCTCGCTTTCAAGTTGTGCGAACTGTTTGTTCAATCGCTCTTTAGTTGTTTCCGCCATTTCAATGACTCCGGTTACTGACCAAGCAGCGTTTTACCGCTGGTATTAGCGGTTGATGTGTCGCCCTGAGAACCGGTAAGCAGCGTAGAACTACGACCAGCAGCAGCGCGACGGCGACGTGTTTCTTCGTCGCGGGCATCAACAACGGCGGCATCCTGCTCCTGTGGTGCTGCCTGAACTTCTGGTGTTGCAGGCACTGATGGTGAGCTACCCATGCACATATCAATGACTCCGTACGCAATTAAATTATTACCAATTTAACCACATATGATTTATTTATCGTAGATAGTTGACATTTAACGCACAAATTATTACCTTTCAGGTAACTAAAGAGTTCATTCCGGTTACTAACCTGACTGGCTTGTCGTTAAATTGAACAGGTGGAGTGAGCTTTTGTTTTGAGCAGTACGGCGTATGGCACATGCGCCGATAGCGGTCTGGATACGTTTAAGGGGCACCCTCCCTTGCTCGGGCAAACGAACCAGGTAGCTGGAATGTGCAAGTCGAGCGGTTTTATTCCGCGCACGGGGATTCACCATCCCGGCGATTCGGTGTGACGCCTCGGAAGAGACGAGGGTACAACGATGAGAGCATTTATGGAGCCGCGACAAAGTGTGGCGCCTTAACAGGCTAAGTGCTCTCAGCGTTGTGGCATTAGCTCAGTTGGACAGAGCAACCGCCTTCTAAGCGGTTGGTCGCAGGTTCGAATCCTGCATGCCACGCCAGAATCACGCCTAAGGACCGTGATGCCAGAAGTTCCAGGTGCTTGGCGGTGATGGTTTCCCTTGAAGGACTATCACCGCCCTTTTTACAGCAGGGCGCCATTGCGATGACTTCATGCTGTAAACCAGTACAGCCACGGAAGGCATAACTCATTGCTTCCAGTTCGCCCGGTTCGCCGGGCATTTTTTTAAGGTGAGATTATGAACGACCAGCAAATCGAAAAAGAAATCGTTGAGAAAGGCAAAACGGCACCGCGAGTTACGCCCCAATATATCGAAAGCATCATTCTTGAAGAGCATTTCTTTACTGCTTATGACGGTATTCGTGCCGCCAATATGGGCATTGGCGATGCGTGGACAGCGCATAAATCTACAGACCTCCTTACTTTCTGCGTACTGGTGCTGAAGAATGGCTTCACCGTCACCGGAGAGAGCGCCTGTGCAAGCCCGGAAAACTTTGATGCAGAAATTGGTCGGAAGATTGCCCGGCAGAATGCTGTAAACAAAATCTGGATGCTCGAAGGTTACTTGCTGAAGCAGAAGCTAAGCGAGCAATAACACCGTGACATGTCACAAACAGCCAGCCGATGAGCTGGCTTTGTTTTATCCTCATCAGAGGATATCAACGACATTATCCCCACCAGCGGATTAAGCATACGGGTCATAATCTGTAATGGCCTTGCCTTGCTGGTTCTGCTGCCCAGGAATTCGCAGACGCTTCGACACAGGGAAAGCAAACGTCAGCAGTAGCGCATCGCCTTTACCCGGCGAACGCCCAAGTCGTTCTTTGATATCTTCCTTCGGTTCGATAACGATTTTACCGTCCACGCGAACTTTGTACTCTGCCGCCGACAGATCGTCCGCTGTTTCCTGGTCATCCAGCATCCCGCCCAACCTCAGCCATGTCTTGCATGAGTTGAACATCTCCCCGCGCTTGTTGAGCATCTGAGGGTCAGTTGACGCACCACCGAACGGAACAAGTTGCCATGTGCGCCCCCAGCCGTCACCGATTGACTTCAGACCGGTTCCGTAACCGAAGTCGATGAACACCGCGTCAGCCTGATACTGGTCTTCAAAGTCAGCGATACGCTTCGCCATAATCAGATCGTCAGTGGTCTTGTTGCCAGTCCATAGCACCTTACTATGCAACCCCTGCCGCAGGTATATCACCGCGTCATCAACGCCTGAATATGCCGGGTCAACACCGATTATCACCGGAACATGTGCCACCTGCGCAGCGGTTACCACCCGTTTCATTGCCTCATCAGTAAGACCGGTAGGGATAAACTGCAATTCAGATGCATCAGGGAATATGCCGCGCACACGGATTTTAACGAAGTCGCTGTCTTCCCCGTAGTCATCAACCCATTTCTGCAACTGCTGTTTGTTAGTGCCTTCCACCGTCCGGCTGTCAATCTGCGCAGTTTTCCAGCGGTGTTTATATTTGCGGAAACATTCGCGGAAACGTCCGGTATTACGCGTCGGGTTCCCGAACGCCACCCAGATGATTTCGGTGTCTTCGTCCGTCAGCGCACCCTCTGCTACCTCCCACACCAGATCCGCAATGTTCGACGCTTCATCGAATACCACGATGATGCGTTTGCGCTCGTTGTGTAGTCCGGCGAATGCCTCAGTGTTGTGCTCAGACCAGGGGATTGCGTCAGCTCGCCACCGCTTGTCGTGCCCAGGGTCATTGCTGTACATCGCGGTAGCGGTACAGGTAAACCAGTCTTTCGTGATAGCAAGGTTCGACCACTTGATAATTTCCGGCCAGGTCTTCGTTCGTAGCTGGTTGTCGGTGTTGGCGGTCACCACGACCTTACAATCCTCGCAAGTGGACATGCCCCAGTTGATCAGCATTGAGATAAATGCGGATTTACCAATACCGTGGCCCGAAGCACGTGCCAGCATAAGCGGCTGATAGCGCGTCTCGGGATTCTGCAGGTGATCACGTATCTCTCGGAACGCATCGGCCTGCCACTGACGTGGGCCGGTAGCATGTGCCAGTTCAGTCCCCTCTTCCCCCCACGGGAACGCATAGAGGGCATAGCCAAGCGGATCGTGAGTGAACCCTGCAATATCCTCGATCAACTGCTCTTCAGGAGATAACGCTGCATCTGTCACTGATTGCCATCCTGACGTTCTTTGAGTCGCTTCCTGGCTGCTGCTATGCGATCAGCAATTGTCACATTCACATTAACATCCAGGCGTTCTTTGAATGCGTTGACGTCGACGTGCTTACCAATCAGTTCGAGGTTCTTCACCTTGTCAGGCCATTTAATTTTTTTGAGGATTGTCTCTATCGAATCCTCGTTCATGTTCATGATGGTCGATGACAGATCAAAGCCGCTAAGCGTAGTGCGCCAGATTTTCGGCCACTCGCGGATTGGCTTAAGGCTCCCATCGTCGTTGAGGATATCAATCACGTCCATCTGGTCGATCTCCACCAGGCGCATGAGAACGTAATCAGCACTGACGCGCATTCGTTTGTTGCGCTCCTCCATCAACTCGGCAATCCGTTTTTGAATGCGTTCATCGCGCATCATGACACTGGCTTTAACTGCCGCTGTATTTGGGGAGAATCCTGCATTAATCGCTGCCTGAGTCTGGTTTTCAGGCGTTTTGATGTATGACTGGCAATAAGCCTCCTGCATTGCTGTTAGTGGCTTAAATTGCGTTGATTTGCGTTTATAGGTTTTAGGTTCAGCAGGCATCATAACCACCGTGGTAATAGTTACCGTTGTGGTAATAGTACCATGCAAAATAAAGCCGCCATAGTTGGCGGCAGTATTCAAAGTCCATCAAATTCATCGTAAAAACTCTCGTCAAGATACCCTTCCCATTTACCGCGAATGAAAATCACATCCTCGCCGCAAGGGTGCTGACTGTCGATAACTATATCCCTCCTGGCGCAACCATACTTATGCATGAGAAATTTAACCTCTTTCGGAAAATTTGCTGAGTTATCTCTCATATCTTCAAGGTCGTAGCGTATTTTTGGCATAACACCTTCGTGACATGTCACACTATTAATTTCGTTTCATGCCAGCCTTTAGTCACCCAGCATTGCGAGTCACCATTACACGGGCATGAATTAACGGGAACTCTCTCGCCGCACTTACCGCAACGTTTTCTGCTAATCGATTTTATACGCCCGCGCACGCGTGCATCATCCTGGCGGATCAGTAACGCTATATACTCACCAAATTCGTAAGGCGCACGCCCGGGGCGACGCGCGGCACAGTTACGCTCAAGCATTTCAATTTCCTGAGCATCAAGCACAATCTCCAGCTTACGCACACCAGATGCAGCTTGTCTGGCTCTCTGAGCGGCTTTGCGCTCTGCTGCTGATTTAGCCATTCTGATTTTCCTGCATCATGAGAAAGACAATCATGGCGGCGCGGAGTGGATTATTCGCATGAAAGCAAATGTTCTCGGTATTAAAAACAGCTGACCACTCACCGCGAGATTGGTGGCAGGTTAGACTGATTTTATTATCAACAATAATAGGCCATGCATCCGATGGATTATTGCAGTAGTCAGGTAAAGGGTTTAATGGCTCAAAAGTTGTATCAGTATTTCCGTAATACCATTTGTTGGTGTTATTCCCTGATGTTTCCGGTTTACACGCCCAAAGGCCTTTAAAAATTATGTCTCCTACCATTCTGTTAATTTCAAAATCACTTAACTGTGAATAGTCCATCACTTCACCTCCTGCGGCGGTTCCGGTAGCGGCATCCAGTGGGTTACATTGCGACTCTGTGTTTCGAAAAATTCATCACCATTGCGGACAATATCGAAAAACTCTCCGTCTCGATATTGCGCTAAAGAACGAATGCGCCATCACATAAAATAATTACGTGCTGACCATCCTCTGGCATTCGCTCACTACAGCTTATCCAACTATCCTGAGTTACCGGAGAGTTGCCAGCGGCCTCGGGCATATCCGGACCTTTGCGAATAGCCTTTGCAAGCTCAACAGGGTCATCGTAAAGCCAGTCGCCAGTTTGTGGGTGATTTGCTTCTGCAAGCTGCGCAGCCCATTCAAGACCATCTTTTTGACCTTGGAGATAATCAAGCGGCAACTCTTCATGATTACTTGCAGGTTCTGCACTATCAGCTTCGCGCCGCTTCTGTAGCTCTGCTGCCATCGCTCTCACGACTTCAACTGGTGCCCTTGCAGCAAACTCTATGTTGGTGATTAGCTCATTAAGATATTGCTCGCCTGGATACTGTTTCTTATCGGTTATAGTGGTCATATCACTCTCCTTTGATGCGAATGCCAGCGGTGCGTGGCACATTAACTTCCACGATGCGCACAGTTGGTTTGTACATCTCAATCGCTGTCAGCCAGTCAGCGCCAGTCATGCGCTTTTCTGCATCGCCATTAGTCCAATTAACCGGTACACCAATAGCCTTCATCGCGATTTCTATTTCCCCGGCAATGGCGCTTTTCCCGCAACCAGTAAAACCAGATACAACGACCAGAACTTCACCTTTGGCTGGTTTTATTTCCCGCGCTTCCAGTTCTGCTATGCGCTTACTTCCATCCGAGATAACACCTTCGTAATACTCACGCTGCTCGTTGAGTTTTGATTTTGCTTTCTCAAGCTCAACTCTCAGCTTCCCTACCGTTAGCGCAATTTCCTCGTTCTCCTGGTCGCGGCGTTTGATGTATTGCTGGTTTCTTTCCAGTTCATCCAGCAGTGCCAGCGCGATATCTGGCGAAAAGTGCTTCATAAAATCGTTAAGCGCATTAATTCGCTGATCGAAGGGCATTACAGGTGCTTCACCAGCAATTTTTGTTTTTTCAGCGATTTCACGAAGCTTTTGATAATCAATCTTGCTCACTGGTTGCCTCCTTTGCGAAGCTGGTCGGCGAACAAACGTACACCAGACGCTTCACTGCGTAGAAACTTAACGGCATCATCAAAACCACCTCGTTCTGCGTCGTCTGCTCCGTTGTCGAGGTTATCTGCGTACATCTCTACCCCCTGCGCCCGCACTTCAGCCAGGAAAGCATCGGTGGCTTGGGTTTCCGTGAAGTTGTCCTCCCAACCGTAGTACTCCTGACGACAGAAGTTATTAAATTCCTTCTCCGACTGTTTAAGCGCCGCATTCTCCGCCGCCAGCGCTGAAAACTTCTCGTGTGCCAACTTAACAGCCGCATCAGCCTGCTTAATTGACTCAATCGCTTTCTGCTGGTCTTCGGCCAGCGCATTAGCACGCACCAGTTGCACTTCCAGTTGCGTTGCCAAATCGCTGATCAGCTTTGCCACACTGCGCATATCAACGGCACCACATTCTGCTTTCAGTTCCGAAGCCATCTCATGCCCGGCGGCAACTAACCCTTTGATATTACTTTCCATCTTTACCCTCGCTTATCCACATAACTTATTGATTACATTGATAACTAAAAAGATCGTCGATTCAGAACTCTTCGATGTTCCAGCCACCACCTGCTTTCTTTGGCTTAACCGTTACCCCGATGATTCGGAACGGATACTGATCTGCGGCGACTTTGGTTTTCACTCTGGCGTCATCGGTCCAGAATCCCCCTTTCACTTCGTGCAGTTCCATCTCGCCGGTGGCGAGCATCACAGCAAAATCTGGCGTATAGAACGTGTTGTCAGCTAACCGCAGCTTGATACCCTCAAATCGATACCAGACGATTTCTCCTGCACGTTTACGCAGCTCAAGGTGCTGGCAATACGCAGATTCTGTTTTGTTCATCTGGCCTGTTTTGAGTCGACCAAGAGCCTGTATCTGTTTTCTCATGATTTACCCCTGAGGTAATTAAAAACCACATAAGACACGAAATCAATAGATCTTAGAACATTTTATTACCTAGCAGGTAATTATCAAGACGTAAAAAAATGCGCTATCGCGCTGGTATTACTTGATAAATCCTGCCGCCTTTCCCCGCCTGTATTCCTCCATCAGCCACTGCGCCGGTGTTATTCCCCCCAGGGTAGCGGCGTTAGGCATACACCCGAAACTTCGCCCTGGTGGATGGTAAACGTCTCTCCCTGTGTCCGGAGGCGTACTCATGGGTTCTGGCTTTGCCTGTATGCTGATCACCGGATCGGGTATCTGCTGTCCGAAAGCCACCTTTTTCGCCCAATCATCAAGCAGCCTGCGCGCGTGTTTCTCAACCTCAATCTCGCTAAGCTGGCGCTGATACATTGCACGGCGGGTATCACATACGACCCAGTACATAACCGGATGCCGCCACGGGAATCTTTCGGGACCACCAGGATATAAACTTTTTTCCTTGCTGTACCGGTGAAACTCCGCCATCACATCGTCAATGGTGACGCCAAGAACCATCTTGCTGTCTTTGCACCACTTGATAAATTGCCCTGGCGACGGCCAGAACGGAGATTCACTGGCGCGGGCGTGGCGCATACCAGCAGAAACCTGTTCACGGGTTCGGATCCCACCTTCGGCAAACGCAGCAATCCACTGCTGTTTTGCAGCAACTTCCTGCTCTGGCGTCTTCAGGTTGGTTACCACTGCCGCCGGAAACAGCTGTTTCAGCTGTTTGAAAAGGGCATCAACAAGCCTCTCTGCTGACATGTTCACCACATTGTCATTGTTGACGTACTGATGCTCATAACCTGACATGCGAGAAAGGGCTTCTCCGTCACGGTTTTGTATCGCGGTAAAAACGTTGTTCACAAGAAATCCTCCCACGCTTCAGGGCTGTTCCAGTGCGGAACGTTGTTATCAGGTAATGTTGATTGCTTCTGTCTGCTAATCTGCAGCCGCCTTGCTAGCTTCTGCTCCCACTGTGCCTGATGGTATGCCTTACCCTCAGCCATCCAGTAAATTCTGAACTCTGCAAGTTCCTGTGCCGTTGGCAGACTGTCCAGGTAGATCCCCTGCAATGAGCTTTTCCGAAGAAAGTCATCTGATGGCTGCCATTGTTCATGCATGACAAATTTGCCTAATTGCCCTGGCCCACCAGGAGGAACAAAGTTATTCATCACGGCGTTGTTTGCGCCGGGGTCATGATGCACAGAATCCCCGTTTTTTGTCCTGCTCTCCCTCTCTTGGTTAAATGACTGGTTATATGACTGGTTCTGGATCCCGTTTTTGGGATCATTCAACATCCCGTTTTTGGGATCATTCAACATCCCGTTTTTGGGTATATTCCCGTTTTCGGTAACATTACCGTTTTCGGGTTCATTGCCCCCCTCCCGGTTGCCTTTAATGTTCCCGTTTTTGGTTATATTAAGAGAGAAAACCCGCACTCTTTTTGTCGCTCCCTTTCTCTCTCCGGTATCTGAAATAAGCCCCATTTTCATGAGCGATATAAGCCCGGCCTGCACGGTTTTTTTATTCAGGCAAGTGTCTTTAACGAGGCGTTCTATGCTGGGGTAGCAGAGGTTATATTCATCGGCTCTGTCAGCCATCGAGAGCAGTATGAGCTTTAATGATGAGCTACCTGGATCTGTCTCCCAGGCCCAATCTGTTGCATGTCTGCTCATGATTAATCTCCGCTATCAGCTTGAGTGTTGTGGGGAGGAATTAATCATGATCTGCTTAATCTCTGCCCTGATGCGACGGTTTGATTCCATGGTGCACTCAACACAGTGTCCGTTGTAAACCCAGCGTTCACTGTCATGTCCGTGCTTACATGGTTTTCCGGTGTAGTAGCGTTTAAGTCCGCGCTTTGCGGCATCAATACGTGTAATGATTTCCATGGTAAGCCCTGTTATTAGTATTGGGATTACGGTTATTTTGTGCTGACACAAAAAAAAAGATCAACCATATTTGGTTTTTTATTACCTTTGAGGTACGGATAGATATGAAAAGACCGCCGGATGGCGGTCTACAGAGGGTTGTGGCTGGATATCATGAGTAGAAGAAGTATGCCAGTTCTGCTTTTGAGCGCAGCCATTGTCTTGTTTTACAGGCTTTAAAAAGCCCATTCATCAATACTTTACCTGGCATTTTGCGCTTACCTGTTAAGTGAGTCTGGATATAGTGACTCGTCGTTCCGGCTTCCTGCGCGAAGGCTTCACGCTCATCCGGAGTGAGTGCAAGCCAGTGCTTTTTGAAATCGAAATGTCCGTTATCGCTCATAGCTATTGCCTGATATTTATTTCAGATAATAAATATTCACCCATAAGGTAACAAAAATCAAGGATAGTTACCTATGAGGTGCATTTACCTGTTGGGTAATATTGCTTTAAATTGAATCATCTACTGATTCATATATGAGGCGATTTTCCAGAAAATGAAAAGTATCCAGGACGTCCGCAGGCAAAATCTCAACGACTTGATCGACCGTGAATTCAATGGTGTTCAGACGCGGATGGCAGAAAAACTTGGAACTCAGGCAAATCTGGTAAACCGCTGGGCTCTTGGCAAGAAGGTTATCGGCGACCAGGTTGCGCGAAAAATTGAAGCTGCCGCCAATAAACCCCGTAACTGGCTTGATATCGATCGCTCGCTTTCTCAGGAAGGTTTTCAGCCTGTCGGCCCAAGCGACATTGGTCAGCTGGCGGCTCACAACCTGGAACGCTGGATGAGCGAAAGCCGCGACCTTTCAACACAGGGAAAACTTCACCGCGCATCCGGCGTCGCCCAGGTGACAATCAGCCGCCTGTTAAACAATGAGGTCAGCGTTTCCATTTCCACCCTGGAGAATGTTGCATCCGCATTCGGGCGTCACGGATATGAACTACTGATTCACCCGCACGACCCTGCGACTATCAACTATGACCGCTCGCGCTACGCATTGTTACCCGAAACCGAGAAAGCAAAGATCGAAAGTTACATTGAATTTGTCATCAACCAGAACGAAAAAAACAAACAATAAAATCATATTTTTCAGTAAGTAAGCCGCCTTCTGGCGGCTTTTTTATTGCCTGTTCGATTACCTAATGGGTAATTTTTTTAACTCATATCTATTGACATCAAACCAGATACGCATAATTATTACCTCAACGGTAACAGACCGAGGTAACAAGTTATGCAGTGGAAAATCATCAACGGTTGGTACTGCGTTACTGCATGCGGATTCATGAGCTGGAAGTTCCGCACCTTACAGGAAGGCATTAAGTGGGCTTTCGTCAGCAAAGAAGCTCGCGATGTGGCCAACGATAACGAGATATGGGAGGGCTGATAATGAACGTTAATCAGCAGAAAAATCTTCAAAAAATCATGCTGGCATTCGACAAGGACTACCGCCTGTCAGAACAGCTATATGACCGACAAGTTGAACTGATTGAGAGTATCCGGCTTCATCAACTGGCCTCAACTTTCGACGTTGTAACAGGCAAAGGCGTTCGCCAGGAAGTGCTGGAGGCTGCTAAAGACAGCCCTGAGTTCGAAGAACTGATGGATGCCTATCGGCGAGAGGCAATGGCAATTATCGCCCGCTGGGATCTGGCGGATCAGCTTGATGGACAGAGGGACGCGGCATGAAACCGGGAATTTATTTCGACATCAGCAACGAAGACTACCACGCCGGTGACGGCGTGAGTAAGTCGCAACTGGACATGGTTGCCAAGAATCCGGCGCTTCTTAAATGGGTCCAGGCAGCACCAGAAGACGAAGAGAAAAAGTCTGCACTGGATATTGGAACCGCATTGCACTGTCTGCTTCTGGAGCCTGGAGAATTCGACAAACGCTTCATTGTTTCACCGAAGTTCGATCGTCGGACGAAACAAGGTAAAGCTGACGAAGAAGCATTTCTTCGTGATGTAGCGGATATGGGGATTACGGTACTTGATGCCGAGCAGTGGCGGAAACTGGAGCTGATGCGTGATAGCGCAATGGCTCACCCGGCGGCACGCTGGGTGCTGGAAGCACCTGGTTACTGCGAAGCATCAATGTACTGGAATGATGAAGAGACTGGTGAGTTGTGCCGCATTCGTCCAGACAAATGGCTGAACGAGCACAACGTGATCGTCGACGTGAAAAAGGTTGCAGATATGGACCGTTTTGCACGCCACATCGAGGAATTCCGCTACCACGTGCAGGACGCAATGTACCGCGAAGGTGCAATGAGGGTTACTGGTCAGCCGCATGGTTTTTTCTTTCTTGCCGTGAGCGAAAGCATTGATTGTGGTCGGTATCCGGTACGCGTGTTCGAGCTGGATGCGCCGGATGTCGATGCCGGGCACGCTCTGTTCCGCCGGGATCTGAATACCTATCACGAATGCCGCATCAACGATGAGTGGGGCGGAGTGGAAATTATTAAACGCCCTGACTGGGCACGTAAACAGGATATATACGTATGAGCAACGAAATTGCAATCACCAATGATGTGTTGGCTATTCGGGGAATCGATGAAGTTACATGGAGCGCTCTGAAAAACAGTATTTACCCTGGGGCAAAAGATGAATCGGTAATGATGGCAGTCGATTACTGCCGGGCGCGTCAACTCGATCCTCTTCTTAAGCCGGTACACCTGGTACCAATGAGTGTTAAAGACTCGAAGAGTGGAAAGAATGAATGGCGCGACGTGGTCATGCCTGGCATTGGACTTTATCGCATTCAGGCCTACCGTTCCGGCGATTACGCAGGCGCTAATGAACCTGAGTTCGGTCCAGATGTAACACAAACGCTTTCAGGCGTGGAGGTTACCTTCCCTCAGTGGTGTAAGTACACCGTCAGCAAGCGAATGGCAAGCGGGGAAATCGTAGAGTTTAGCGCCAAAGAATACTGGATTGAGAACTATGCAACTGGGGGGCGTGACACATCGGCACCAAATGCCATGTGGAAAAAGCGCCCTTATGCGCAGTTGGCAAAATGCGCAGAGGCACAGGCATTACGTAAAGCATGGCCGGAGATTGGTCAACAAGCCACAGCTGAGGAAATGGAAGGTAAATATATCGACTCACCTGACATTATTGAACGTGACGTAACTCCAAGAAGTCAGGCAAAGCACGGCACAGCATCCAGCATGAACAGTCTGATCAACGCTAAACCAGCGAAAAAGCCTGATGAGCAAACGCGTAAATCGGACAGCCGTGATCCAGAAGAAATGCTGATGGCCTTTACCAGCGCAGCGATGAACTACAGCACTGTCTCCGAACTGGATAAGGCTTACAAATACATTGCACAAAAACTTTCAGATGATGACGAACTGCTGGCAAAAGCCACCGACGTTTACAGCGTTCGTCGGGAAGAATTAAACGAAACATCTATGTAACCACCACCGCGGCGCCACACGCGCCGCACTGCAACCAAGAGAGGTATTTATGAAAGGTGCATTAGGTAAGAAGGAACTCCTGGCGGTGGTTCCACTGTCATGGAGCACTATCGACCGTATGGAGCGCGCAGGGGAATTTCCTAAACGCTGGTATATCACCGATAAACGCTGCGCATGGAACCGTGATGAAGTTGAGCGTTGGCTTGATGAACGTCAGGCAGCAAGCCCGGCAGAGTTCCAGGGTAAAAAACCTCCTGTTCAGCAACGTGTATATCGTCCCGTGAGCAACGCGGCATGAGTGTGCTGCTAAGGCACTGGAGCAAATGGTCAGGATGGTACTTATTCCTGGCCTCTGTTTCAGCATGGCTTTATCTGCTGGCATTAATTTTCAGAGAGGGTTGGATTAAGTGAGAAAGTTAAGCCGACTTGAAAAATATCACATGAACAAGGTTTCAATGCGCAGCCCTTCAAAGATTGTCGCCGTTACTCCTGCGGCGATAGAGATCGAAAAACGCGCGATTGAAAGAGAGAAAAAAGGGCAATTCCGCATTGCCGCTCACCTTTGGCTTCAGTGTATGGATGTTGCTTCTGGTGATGTTGAGCGTGCAAGGATCGCGGTTCGCAGGGACCAATGTATCACAAAAGGTAACGGCCTTCGCCGTGGCGACTATAGCGGCATAGGATGTTGCGGGGTGGTTTATGACTAAGAAATACACGCTAATCTATGCAGATCCACCCTGGGTATACCGGGACAAAGCCGCAGATGGTAATCGCGGTGCCGGTTTTAAATATCCGGTTATGAGTGTGCTGGATATCTGCCGCCTTCCTGTGTGGGATTTGGCCGATGAAAACTGTCTGTTGGCCATGTGGTGGGTGCCAACACAACCACTCGAAGCACTAAAAGTTGTTGAAGCCTAGGGATTCCGTCTGATGACCATGAAGGGTTTCACGTGGATAAAATGTGGTAGTCGACAACCAGATAAACTGGTTATGGGTATGGGACACATGACTCGCGCCAATAGTGAAGATTGCCTGTTTGCGGTAAAGGGAAAACTACCTCCGCGCATTAATGCAGGGATCGTTCAGTCATTTACCGCACCGCGGCTTGAGCATTCAAGAAAACCAGATGTCGTTCGTGAAAAACTTGTGCAATTGTTAGGCGATGTTTCTCGCATTGAACTGTTCGCCCGCCAGTCGTCTCATGGTTTCGATGTTTGGGGTAATCAGTGCGAAGACCCGGCAGTGCAACTACATCCTGGATACGCGTTGGATATTGGCGGATTAACAAATGCATTCAGCAATGCTCCGCTGTCACCAACAGACAACCAGGGGCAGGAGCGTGCAGCATGAACAGGGCATCACCAGCAGATTTAAGGAAATGCCTTGAAACTGCAAACATGCTTGCACACAGCGGGATCAGGTTTGTTCCAATTCCCGCTGTCACTGATGCTGAATTTGCAACACTGTCAGCAATATTCGCAGATAAAATTGAATCACTGGCAGCAGAAGCCGAGATGGAAGAAAATCAGCAGAATAATTAAACGTTATTCCCCCGCCATCCACTTCTCAAACTTCGACGGGGAGAACGGAATCAGATCCGTATGCTCCCCGTTAATCCAGGAATCAATCATATCGGCCCACTGCTGCAACATGTAGGCGCGCTGTCTGGCGTATTCCGCTTTGTTATATACGGCGCGCACACCTTTCTGCTCATGTGCCAGAGCCTTTTCAATCCAGTCTGAAGGATAACCAGCCTCATGCAACAACGTACTGGCTGTACGGCGCATATCGTGTACGGTGAAGCCCTGAATATGCTCACCATCTTCATTTATTATTTTCACCGTTCTGTCGATCAGAGAGTTCAGCGCGGCATTAGATAATGGCTTCCGGAAATTGTAACGACCAGGAACCAGATATTCACTTCCACCAGCGCACATCTGCAACCCGACCAATATATCCTGAGCCTGTTTAGGCAGGTAAATAACGTGCGCCCGGCTTCCCTTCATGCGGTCTGAAGGAATTGTCCATGTCCATTTTTTAAAATCTATTTCATCCCACGTTGCGTTGGTGAATTCGCCTTTACGAACCATAGTGATAAGCACCAGCTTTAAAGCCATTTTCATAGTGCCCATAGCACCAATGGCATCCAGCGTGCGGAAGAACAGGCCAATTTCTTCTGGTGTCAGTGTTCGCTCTCGTGGTTTAAATATGGCGATAGACGAAGGTTTAATGTCAGCCGCAGGATTAAACAAACCATGACCACGGTCATTGGCGTGACGGTATACGCTGCTGATGATCTCCCTGGCCTGTACTGCTGTTGCCCGACCACCACGTTCGACAATCCGGTCACACAAATCACGAACCATCGATGTGGTAATTTCAGCCATCATTTTGTTGCCAAGAACCGGAAGTATGTCACGGTCGATCACCGCCTGCTTCATTGCTCGGGTACTGTCAGCCAGGATGACGTGTTTCATATAACTGTCGGTATGTACCGCAAACGTCTCGGCACCACGAATCTTTTTGATACCGTCACGTTTAGCCGCAGCCGGCGACTGGCCTGCTTTAAGCAGCTTCTTTGCAGCAATCAGTTCTTCTCGCGCTTCTGCTAGACTGATACCGTCACGCCCATACTGCCCGATTACCAGTGTTTCGCGGCGACCGTTGATACGGTAGTCATAGCGAAACGAGACCGTGCCTGACGTAAGCACAGCTACATACAGCCCGTCACGATCGGAGACCTTGTACAGTTTGTCCTGCGGCTTGAGGTTTTTTAATTTTGTATCGGTAAGCAC